CAGACCGATAGTGTTGTTGTCTACGGATGGAGCAATACGAATTGCAGCAAGAACGACAGGGCTGATAGAAGTTGTCGTAACTACAGTGGTCATACCATAGTTGAAGATCAGCGACTTATCGTCATCAAACCCGCCGTCCATGATCACCGACGAACCCCAGTGCGATAGGGATGCGAGTGTATCAGGCGTAGCAAACTCTACCGTCACAGGGGCAGAGGCTGAGTATGTGAAGGTCTGAGCAGAGCTTTGACCGCCAGTTAGTGCGCGGGCGGCGATAGTGATAGTTGTGGGTGTAATTGCAGAGTACGAAATATACTCCACGTTTCCAGCCACAGCAGCGTCGGCAATTCTCAGAGTTCCTGACGGGGCAAACCCAGCAGTGCTTGCTACGTTGATGACGCCGCCCGAAGTTGTGCCGCTCAAAAGAGTTGCTGTGGTCTTAGTGATCGCCCCAATGCCATTGCTCTCGTAGTGAGCCGCCATGTTACCGGAACGCATATATGCTTCGTACTGCACGTTATTGTTGGTGAACTGGTAGACGTAGGAGATGTTGCCCTTGGTTGTCCGCAAACCAAAACGAGCAAAGCCAGCGCCGTACCACGAATAGTCGATGTAAAACATCTGCATCCGTGTCAGGTCAAGCGTGTATCCAGACGGGCCAGTGCCATCCAGTGGATCAGCCCATTGCGACTGTGGGACGCGCGTGTCAACAGTTTTTGACATGATAGAGTTTGCGGATGTCGCGCCGCGATATTCAGGCGAAACATGCATATTGGTGTCGTTCAGGATATTAGTGATCCGATACGATTGACCGCGAATGACCACAAAGTCGCCGGGGTTCAAAGAGTTGCCCGTGGCAAACTGCGTACCAGTGCCAGTTACAAGTGTGGAACCGTTCGTGACGCTGATCGTGCCTTGGATTTGCTGGACGCTGTTGCGCCATACAGCGTAGAGGGTCTGGCCGTCATACTCAAAGAACAGGCCATTCTGCTGATCAAAGAAACCGATGCGGTTAGACGAACCATACCATGAGAAAGGCGAAACACGGATCGGAAAGCCAGTGGCTGGGCTGACCGATGGGGCCACAGGAACGGTGTAAGTCAGGGTTGTGGCCGAAGGGACTGAAGCAATAGCGTAGTTGCCATTGTATTCATTCTGGACGCACCCAGTGGTGACGATCCGCGCACCTGCGCTCATGTTGTGCGGGTACAGAGTGGTCACCGTGACAGTAGTGCCTGATGCCGATACTTGGTTTACAAACAAGGCAGGCTTGAGGCTTGTGCCAGTGGAAAATTGGATGGACTTGCCCGACTGGTAACGGAAGTAACGGCGGGTTTGGCGGATTTGCTGGGCATTGGGTCGGTTAGATCCAGCCGTGAATGCCACGCCACCATCAAACGGGCGTGATTCCACGCCACCAGCATTTCGGGCGTATAGGTTGGTCAGACCAGCGGTGTTATTGATTGTACCAGTCGGGGTATTGATCACAGTGAACGTGAAGCTGTTGTTTGTCGGTGTGGTCGCCACAACCCATGCACCGTTAGGCGCGTTTGTGGAAGCAGTGGTGCCAACTACGTAAATCAGGGAGTTAGCAGAAAGACCGTGCGGCCCTGTGGTCGTGCAGGTCACTGTAGTGGCGGCATATGTAAACGCAGTAGTACCCGTCAGGCCAATACCGCAGTTGGAATAGAAGTAGCCTAGATAGACAAATGTGCGTTCAGATGTGTACTGGTTACCATTGGCCACGATGCCAGAGGCAATGTAGGTCACGCTAACCCCTGCGCTTACCGCGCTGACCAGATACCAGCCGTTGGCATTGGTGTCATTTGAGTTCTGAATGAAAATCGGGGTGCCGACCGAAAAGCCAGTGGTATCACCCATAGAGACAACCACAGTGCGTGTCGTGCCGTCGCCTGTAACAGCAGTCACGGTGCGCGATGCTTGCGGGATATAGTAGGTGGATTGGCGATTGTTAGCCAGACCGATGGATTCCCATTTGGTCGGCTGTTGGCCGTATTCAAAGTCGGTGTCAATCAGCGCCTTGGGCGTTGAGACGCGCATCTTGCCCACAGGGTCTTGGGCGATAGGTGCGGCGGAAATGATCATTGCCCCGCTGGAACCAGAGCCGCTGACCCCGCCCGCGTCAATAGTTTTCCCGGTATTGAGATCGGCAAGCATAGTCATTGGATGCTCCTAAATGCGGTGGAGGGGGCTATGCGCCCCCCCGTTATTTTACCTTAGCGGCGGCTGCCGACATCAGAGGCATACCATAAACACCCTGCCCACCGGAAACGGTTTTATTGCCATCGGCAACGTGGGGGCTAGTATCTTCCGTTTGAGACGGTTTGCCCACTTGGACAGTGGTCTTGACCGTCATGGCGGGTTTTTTGTTACCAACACGCATCAGTTAGCAGTGTCCTGTGCTTGGATATAGCGAACAGTCAATGTGCCAACGCCAGTGCCAGTGTTGGTAGACAGCGCCCAAACACGCTTGTCGGTAACAGTATCATCCCAGTTTGCAACGCGGGTAGCGTTAGCGCCTGGAGTAAAGCTGATCAAACCCTGCGTGATAGCTGTTGCAGCAGCAAGCTCAGTGGCAGTTGCACTAAACCCCAAAGACATGGTGTTGGTAGTATCCCAAGCCGTAGTTGCAAGAACTTGAATGTTCAAGATATGGCTATTTGCGGGAAGGACAATTGATGTCGCCAATGCCGTTGCCGTGCCAGCTTGGGTGATCGGGATGGTCTGGGCCATAACCACAAAGCCCACGTTCTTGACGTTTTGGCCGAGAGTAGTGCCAGAGGTGTTCAGAATGTTGCCCGCTTTAATGGGGCCTGTGTAGTGAGTAACGCCCATGATGGGTTCCTTGCGCTAACTAGCCGCACCGATTGTGCAAGTTCCGCTGGGTGCGGTCAGCGCGGCAATGGACCCAGAAGGAAGAAAGGGGGTAAAAACCCCCTTTCCGTTTTTTATTACGAAGGGGTTGACCCATATACCGAGCGCCAGTTATAGTATGCGAACGAATAGCGTTCATATCCTTTAACCAACAAGTTATCTGTGACAAAATCCACTTGCATATCTGTTTCAAACTTTACGCGCTCCATATAAGAGAGTCCGTCAATGTTTGTCAACAAAAACCAGTTGGATGTCGAAGTGAAGAAGTCGTTAACCATGTAGCCTTCCGGCAGGCCGCCAGAGGTGGACATGATTGCGTTCACATCGTTGTCAGCGGTGCCGGGGCGCAGTTCCGTCTTCAGCAGACGAATTGCCACGGGTTCCAGTGCGGGCGGAATAATCAGCTTCTTACCACGGGCAAAGACCTTCAGGCCAGCCTGATCGCGGAAGTTGGTACGAATAGCAATCATACCAGCCAGCAAGGTTGCTTCGTTCAGTTCCACTTGGGTAGATGGCGTGTTTGCCACTGTGCCACCGTCAATGGGGTGTGCAGTCGACAGCAGCGAAACGCCGTCACCACCGATGGACGAGTTGTACGTCGTTGCGGTGTTGAAGATGTTCGCAGCGTAGATTTCCTTAGTCTGGTTGAACGATTCAATCAGGCCAAGGTTGGACGGCTGGAACTGGGTTTTGTACAGGTTGTCGTCAATGGCTTTGCGAGTGATTGCGTAGCCCAGACCAATCTCAACGTGTTCTTGGTTGTAGATATAGCGTTCGCCAGCGCCGTTATCAAAGGAGGTCTGACCACCTTCAGTTTTCAGTTGTGCGAAACCCAAGAAGCGCATCTCAGCGGTGCGTTCAAGCGCCATCTTTGAATTGTGCTTAGTGAAGATTTTATCGTACTGAGATGGAATCATCTCGTACTTGCCTTCAATCCCACGGAGGCCGGGGAGCAGAAGGTCTTTAATCGCAGAAAGATTAACAGCCATTTCTTATGCTCCTATCACACGCCAGCGAAGCCGCGAGGCATTGCGTTGTTGAAGCTGACCACGATTTTGTTGTAGCCAGCGGTTGAATCGTTGCCATTGACGCCCGAAAGCGGAGCGGCTTGACCCGGCAGGTAGTTTGCCAGTGCAATAACGCGGAAAGGCAGCGCAGAGTTTGCACCACTCACACCAGCCGAGGACAGCGTGTATTGGTCGGCAAACATGGTTGAGAGGCCATTGGCGGTGTTGCCGTTGGTTTCGCTCGTTGCGGTGCTGTCGTTCCAGTTAAAGCCGATGTTTTGGCCAACTTGGGCTTGACCCACTGCCGTTGCGGTAGTGTTTGAGTTGCCCGTCTGGACAATAAAACGCGCATTCGGGTCGGTGATGACATAGGCTTCCACATCGTTAGAAGTGTCCGAACCCGGCCAGTAGTTTGACCAGACGGTACGCTTCTGGGCGGTGGACAGATACTTGCAGCCAGCAAACACGCCTGCAACGGGGGTATAGACCGTAACCACGGGGGTTGAGGTTGCCGAAGTTGCAGCACCAGTGGCAGTGCTTAGGACCACAACGGTTGTGGAGGTGGACGAAATGATCTGGAACACACCGTTCGGAACACCCGTCGCGCCAGTCACAACCACAAAGCCACCAACGGGAGGCGCATAGTTGGTCGATGCGAAGGTCGGGATATTAGCGGTGCTGGACGAGATCGCCGTGTAGGTGATCGTCATTGCACCAGTTGCCACAGTGGCGATACCAGTGGCGGACACGGTCAGCGTGACGGGGCCAGTTGCCTGCTGAATGTAGCCAGTACCAACACCAGTAGTGTTGTAGGCTTGCATCACAGGATCATTTAGGAAGATTGGGGTTGTGTTGCCGGACGCAATGGCAGCCATCGTCTGCTCATAGGTCGGCGCGGAACCAGCACCAGAGTACTGGGCAAAACCGTTTGGCGCAAAGGTATTCGCCATGTCGGAAACTCCTTTTCAGGAGGTCCATCATCGCGCACCGGGGCGAGGGTAGAACCGGGAAATTGTGCAATCTCCCGCGCCGGGGGGAGAATGGATTACATAATACATGAAAATGTTGGTTTGTCTAGGGGCTAAGGCAACAGCGTCCACCACTGTTCCTTAGCTTGCGGTGTTTCGCTCGGAGAACTAGAAGCTTGGCACTTACCGCATTACCGCCAGCTACCCGCTGGTCAGGGATTGGTTGACCGTCTTTCCGGCCTGTCAGTCTTTTTAAAGACAATCCCAACCACGGAATTACTCTGAAGCGGCATGACACACTTGGAGTACAGAGTTTTTACTCTTTGGCTGTAGTTTTGTCAACGACTAGGCAATCATTCTGGAATCGGCATCGCCTCGTACTTCTTGCTAATCTTAACCAATGGATCGCCCTTGTTGGTGCGTTCAAACTCACCGTTTCTGGACGGCTGGGATAGCTGGGCCTCTTTATCACGCATCTGAGTGCGGGCAGTAATCAATGCCTTACGCTGCGCTTCTTGTGTGATCTCCAGCGGGCGTTCCATCAGAACCATGCCCTTGCGGGTGATCTCCACGCCTTTGTATCCCATCGGCATCAGTTCAGGATGACGCGATGCAGGGACGATTTCCCAGCCACGGCGGGCCAATGCCACTTGGTGGGCAGGATCTTCAGCGCCAAGAACGCTGCGGGTCTTCCATTCGTAGGACCAGCCATCTGGGATGATCCCCAGTTCGATGTAAAATTCGTCAGTGCCATCATCACCAACATCAACATCGTGGCCACGCAGTTCCGCTGTACGGCGGGCAGCGCGGTCGCGTGGGCTTTCTTCAGCGGCAACGGGGGGACGCATTTCGGGGCGCAGTGTCATTGGATTTTCCCTTCTTTCTTGAGGGCCACTTTGTTCTTGGCATATTCCTCTGGTTTCATTCCCATCATCTCCGCCATTTCTCGCTCTTGTGCAGTAAGACGCACCACATTAGAGCTTGCCGACTGGTTGCCACGGTTGGCGGGGGCGGCAGCGGGAGCAGCATCACGGCGTCGAACGACTTTTGCGGCGTACTGATCATCCGTGTCGTTCTTCGGGGTTACTTTGAGCGTCTCTTCAATGGCGGCAAAGTAATCATCGGTGTCAGTGGGGATACCATCGGCCACGGCGAGGTTATGGGCGGCGATCATCTTGGCGTTCAGGCGTGGATCACGCACAAACTCAGGGTGACGGCGGACCCAGTCGGCGCTGCGGGGCGACAAACGGCTTGCGAAGTCTTCCACAGGGTCGGCGGGAGGTAGTTGCGGCTCTGGCTGACGCGGTGCGTTCTCCATTGCCTGCTTGCCGTTTTCCAACTGGAGAAGTTTGGCTGCATTGGCAGACATTTCCGACTGAAGTTCAGTGGCGCGGGCAAAGTCGCCTTGCTGCATGGCGTAAGTATGCGCCTGCTTCATCAACTCAAGGTCACGGCCGACCGTATCAATGGCGTTAACCACCAATTGGAGGTTGGTGTCATCTACCTCACTGCGGGCGTGGTGAATTTCGCGGGCGGCATAGTGCAGTTTTTGCTCTGCATCCCGCCGTCCAGCCCGTTCGGCCTCAATCTGGCGTTTTAGATCGGTGACGTACTCAGGTTCTTCTTCCACAACCTCTTCGGGCGGCAGTTCTAGTTCTTCATCCATTGTTTATTTCCTTAATAAACGGCATCGGGGTCTTGAACCCGGCCCTTGATGTTGATGTCGTCAAAAATTCGGCACAGAACATTGTTCACAGTGATGGACCAGCCGTCGGACGGGCGGAAAATAAGCCAGTCTTGCTCTTTGAACTCCATGCCCTCAAACCAAGTGCCGTCTTGCTCAAACGCTTTAGGGCCTTTTTTGACCAGCAAACCGACCTTGGACTGGTAGCGGTCTTCATCAACGTGGCTGTCGGTCAAGATCAGGCCGCTTTTTGTTTTTGTTGGCCGCAAATAAGTAGCCAAAAGCACTTGATTGTGGAAAAGTTCCACATTAGAAAGGTCACCAAGTGATTCGATAAGGGTGATCCTTGGGTCTTTTTCGTGTAACATCGGCATGTGCGGCATGGTTAATCCTTCAGAGGGTTCTGTTAACGATTGTTTGCGCTTCGTCGCAAAGCTCAATAACCAAATCCAATGCGGCAATTTTACCAACTGCCTCACGGTACTGGTCCATAGATGTGATTGAATGTCCCCCAACAATGTTGGTGGCGATGTGATGTCGTTCTTCGCTTATCAGCCTTCGAAGCTCGCGTTCAAAAACGCTGCTTACCGTCTGTATCATTCTAATCACTCATCATTTGGTGTGGCCCCCGACAGCGGGAGGGATGACGGGGACCACCTTTAGGTGCTGGGAGGGCGCACCTTATGCGTTTTTACCATACTTTTCAGTTTTTTCAAGGCGGCCTTCACCGGACCCCGCCCCAAACTTCATTTTAGGGTAAACCTTACCACCAGACTTGCGGCCCATCATGGGCGGGGGACCAGCAGGCGGCATCGGACCAGCGCCAGCAGCGCCAGACATTGCAGCCATCAAGCCGGGGGGCAGACCACCACCGCCGGGGGGCGGTGCGGGGGGTGCCATCGGCATGGGTGGGGGGCCACCGACTGGGGGCATTGGCATCGGCGGTTGAATGCCCATTGGGTGCTTGGCAGCAGTGTGCGGCATGACGTTGATCACGATGTTTGTCTTGCCCTTGGTACGTCCACCAGTGGCGCGAGCCATGCGGCCACCACTGCACTTGGCGCAAGAGCAATCGCTGTCGTGATCCTTGGCGGTCTTGGCCGATTCCTTGAACGCCTTGTCGGTAGGCGCACCCTTGTCACCGGGTTTTCGCATCTTCTCGCCACGCTCACGCTTGGCGTTGATGTTGGCATACAGGCCGCCACCATCCTTATAGCCAGCAGAGCCGCCACAGGCTTTGCACATGCAACCTTGGGCATGACCGCCATCAGCCTTGTGCATTCCCTTCAGCGTCTCAGCCAACTGTGCGCGTTTGGCAAGTTTGGGATTGTCGCTGTTCTCAGCCTTCTTGATCTTGGACATCGGGATGTTCTTGTCTTCCGCAACGTGCAAAGACTTGGACAAAGCACCCGGCTTTTTGATTGCGTCCTTGATCCAGTTGCCACCACCACTTGCCTTGCCGGACCGCATATCCATTTCTCGCTGGCCTTTGGCGTCCATGCGTTTGTCTTCGGCAGACTTTTCCCATTCAGAGTGGGTCATGCCCTTCTTCTTGGCCATGCGGGCGTCAGCCAGATTGTCCTTGGGCGAACCCTCGTACTTTTCAGCCTTGCCGCCACGTTTGAGCGGAGAAACGGTGATAGGCTCAGGTGCTGCAATGCCTTTTGACGTGGGCATATCAACAGGGGCAACGCGGTTGCTTGGTGGTGGGCGCGGGATGTCGTTCATGCCCATAGCTTTAGCGGTTGCCATATTTGTTGCGTCATTTGTCAACTTGGCAAGATCAACTGATGCCTTCCTGCCATTGGGGTCAGTGACAGCCTTGAGGTTTGCATCGTAAAGCTCTTTGGCCCTGCCCGTAGCAACACTCTTGCCGCTCATAGCTGGCTTCTTCTGCTCTTCCTCAGCATAGTTAGTGGAATAGGACTTGCCATTCCAATCAAACTTTTTACCAGCCCCAAGTTCCTTACGAGCAGTAGAAAACGCTTCCTTGAAGCTACCACCACCTGCCTTGGCGGTACGTCCACCGTCTGCACGGCGGGTTATGTCGCCACGGGCGCGTTGTCCAGCATCACTTTCGGCCAGTAAGCGGTTGGCCTCAGAGGGGCTGATTAAACGCTCTTTTTTGGGTTCAGAAGCTTCGCCATCCGTGTCGGGACCAACAGCATCTAGTTGTGCGGCGCTATACTTTTTGTATTCAGGGTCATTAAACCAGCCACCGCCCATTTTCCCAATGCGGCCACCCTTCTTGAACCCACCAACGTGCTTCTTACCTTCGCGTTCGTCGTTAGCGTCCCTTTGGTTGGTGTTAGCCAAACCGACTGTGTCTTTGAAGCCACGGGGGCTGCGCGATAGGTTGGTCTTGGCTTCAGCGCCCTCGACCTTGCCGCCAGTCTTGAAAGCACGGCGCGAGATCGGGCGCATACCCGTCTTGACATCTGCGTTTAGTGGTTCTGCGGGAGTGAAGTCGGAGCTGTCTACCTTCCCGCCAGAGCTTTCAATCATGCTCTGGGCCTTCTTGTTTTTTGCTGCTCGCAGCGCCTTGAAATCCATGTTGCGATCCTCTGAGGTTACCCGGCGTCCCGGTCGTGTGGGAGAGCATACAACGAAGTGAGCGATAATGCACGTTCGATATTTTACATGCCCGCCGTGAGGTTCAGTGCCTTGTGAACAGCGTGATGCTTGCGCTTTTTCTTCTTGCTATAGTCAGGATTAGGATGGCGAGATGCAGTTTTGGTTGGATAAGCAACGTCCGAAGGAACGTACTCATGTTCCTGATCAGTCATGTATTGCTCATGGTTATGGAACTGCGCGTGGAAAGAATCGGTATCAAGTTTGCGGTTCATTGGGCTTTCCCTTCGTTGTCTTTCAAAGCAAGTTGCTTGTCTTGTGGCGCGATCCGAACCTCAAAGTTGGTTGGGATAGTCGGACCAAGTAACGCCTTGCCATTTTTGTCTACACCTTGGCTTGGGCCTCTGGCGTAAGTTCCATTTGGGTTCTTTGCGGACTTTGGGTCGTACTTTACAAAGAATCCCTTGCTTTCCCGCGTAGCACCCTCAACCGTCCCAGTGGCCTTCTTATTTTTCAAACCAACAATAACGCCATCCGTACCTTCTGGCTGTATATCAAGGGGTCGGAAGTCATGCTTGTCCCCATTTACCACCTTGTATTTCTTGCCAGTTTCTTCATCCACAACAACTTCAGGCAAGTGTTCCTTATGAGAAAACGCCATAGCAACGTTGTCGCCTCGGTCCAAGCGGCGGCGCATCTGCTTCCAGTTTGTGTGTTCGTTGGTTACTCCAACATCTGGGTCGGACACGCCAGTGGATGAATAGGTGTAGTGGTGGTTTGGTGCGACAGGGTTAGAATTGTTCTTAGTATAGTCGTAGAAGCTGACATCAGGGTGCGCTTCAATCAAAGACTTGTGGACCAGAGGGTTGATGTCGGACAAGGTGTTTAGGCGAACCCCAAGGTGGTTGCCATTGCGGGCGGCTTCTTCCTTGGCGCGGTCAATCTCGTCGTACAGGCGAACCGCAAAAGCTTCCGGCTCCCGCATCATGGCAATCGTTTTCTTCAAGCTGTTAAGGCGCGGGCCTTTGAAGACTGAAAGGTCTTGTCCCCCGCCCACCTTGAAGTAGTTTCCACTGGTTTTCCCAAGGCATTCAGCCTTGCACGATGCGCTGTTGGGGCAAGTGTTGAGTTTCCCCTCTTGATACGCTGGAGCAAGCGCCAAACCTGTTGTCTCAACGCCGCGACCATCTGGCAACTTGACGGGTTCTTCATCTCCATAGCCCGTTTCAGACTTCATTAACTTGGCGTTCTTCGTGAGCATTGGAGCCGCGCCCTTCCCAGAACTGCTGGGAACATGCTGCGCCAATCTGCGGTCGGCAGCCATTGCATTCTGAATGCGTTCTTCTCGATTCAAGGACAAATGATTGGCGATTGCCGAATCAAAAGCATCCTTCAAACTTTTCATGGTTGGCGTTTCTTCATTGCTTTGGAAAACGCCAACCTTGCCGCGCGATGGGGCTTGGGTTCCCTGCGGCGCAATGTTGAAGCGCGGCACGGGGACCTTGGGGCGGGCGAGGTCATGGCCAACGCCTTGCTTACGATGTCGTCCATATCACTTCCCCTTGGTTTTCAGTGCCAATGTAGCAGCTTTGCCGTTTTTGGAAAAGCGGCGTGTTAGGGCGAGGGCAGCAGACACATCGTGTGGCTCTACATCACCGCCATCCTTAAACGCTTGGAAACCATTCTCAAGGATTGACTGCCGTGCCTTGTCTGTCATGGGCAGGGAAAAGCCCTTGTAGCCGTTGGGCAGGTCGTAGCTTTCCGGCTGGATCGACGGGTCATGCTGGCGCAGCAGTTTTAGCGCTGCTGGATGAACGATGTTGTTGTAGTAGTCCACCATGCCGTGGCCGCCCAAAACCATGTCGGGTTCTGAAAGAGAGCGTTCGGGCGACCAAGAGCTTGATGGCGCTTGAGATAAAAGAGCCTTGGCGTGTTGCTTGCCCAAAGCTTTTATCAAGTCTTTTTCATCTTTTATGTTGCCGCCAGAAAATGTCGATCCATTTTTTTTAGTCTTTCCGTAAAGATGTCCCAAATAGTCAGATGTTTCTGAAGTGAGGGGCGAAACAAGAGTTGCCTGAGAAATTGGCGTCCTCTGCCCGTATAGGTCAGCATTTGCCTCACCGGGCGAAAACACTACACGGTCATGCCCGCCTTTGGCTGCTTCGGTTAGGGCGTGCTTAATTGCAAGGTCGGTCCAGTGCTGGGTATTGCCGACATAGGGGCCTTGTGGAACCTTGTCCTCGTCTTGGCGACCATAATCGTATTGCGGACCAAGCTTTTCGGCGACTGCCTTTGCTTCCCCCATGTCATCCGTGGCGTGGACGGTCTGACCAGTGCCAGTGTGGAAAACCTCAATGGGCTTTTGGGGATCATAGAAACCTTTTTCACGCCCTTTTTGACCCCAATCGGACTGGACCTCTTCAACGTGCAGCGTTTTGCCGTTATCGCGGTCCTTCATGCGAAGGTGGGCGAGAACGTTCGGTTGTTGCCAGTGGTCGGAATAAAAGGGTTCACGATTTCCTTTGGGCAAATGCAGCAAATGCTCACGGTAATTTTCACCGCCGGGTAATGAGTGTTCGCTGTATTGCGTATTTCCATTAACCTTGTCTCTTAGATCAAAGAAGCGCCTTGCCTCACCCCAAGTTCTTTCATTTTTTAAGCTAAGATCGTGAAACTCTCTCTTCTCATCATCAGATAAGGGTTTTGCACCGTACTTTGTAATTTGAACTTTCGGTACAGCGTTCTCAAAGTGCTGCGCCAGTTCCACCTTGGAGACGCTGTGGCCAAACGGACGGCCAGCGTTCATGAGTTCGGACGGCTTGACGCCCCTTGCAGCCATCATAGCCAGCATCTGGTCCACGTTGCCCTTTTCCTGCGGCTGGTTGCGGATCACTTGCGCGGCTTTTGAGCGTAGGTCCATCGTACCACCACCATTAGCGTGGATGCGGCCACCATCCGCATGAACGGCGCGGGGAACATCGGGTAGGTATTTGGATGGGGCAATCTGGCCACCAGCGCGGTGTACGGCCTCAACGTGGCGGGCAAACTCCATCGCACCACCCGTGGATGCGCTCAGGTGCGCCAGATGGTCTAGGCGGGGGTCAAAGCGGGCGGTCGTTCTGTCTCTGGTAAGCATACTTTTTGCATCAGGTATAACGGCTTCTAAGTCATCTTGGCCTGCCTCTGATGTATCACCGTACATTAAACTTAAAAATTTTCTTTTGGGATCAAAAGCATATCCTTCTTCAATTGGTGGTTTCTTGCCCAAACCATGCTTGGAAAATGCTTCATCATTATTTTTATATGCAGATAACTCGGTGGTTGCTACGCCATTTATTCTTTTTTTGGTGGGAAACCCTTCCTTCCAAACCCTGCTAGGCCGCGTCCATCCATCAGGTTTTGTGTCTGTACGCAAACCTACGGCACTAGCAAATTCTTCATCTCTCGCCCGTTTAGCTGCACTTTCATACATTTCCCGCGCCCGCGCCATTCGGCTGGCTTGGTCCATTGGCAGGTCCATGCCAGTGTTGCCGCTGGTGTAGTGCTGGTGAAGGCGCTGCGGGTCAGCCTGTGCCATCAGGTCATCCGTGACCTCTGACGCCCGCCCCTGCCGAAGCAGATCGGCGACATAGTCGGCAATGTTCTCGGACTTGGTGTCCATACCCTTGGTTATGCTGCCACCGCCCGACTTGGTGATGTCAGGATCATTGGGATCAAACTGTCGAGCAGACAATGCAGATTTTACTTGTGTTGGGTTGAAAGCAACAAAATGCGTATGATGTTTCCCAGTGGGGACTTCTCGCTTTAAATTGTCATCCCACTTCATATAGGGGCGACGAAAAATTACACCATCATGCCCTGCGGCAATAGCGTTTTTCTGGGCATCCTCATCCCATTTTCCGCCAAACTTCTGCCAAAACTCTTGCGGGTCTTTCTTCACCACAAAGGGGTTCTTCATAGACAAATGCAACGGCATTACGTTTGGACCATTACCAGCAAAGGGGTGGGTTCCAGCGTAATCTGCTGCTTCTTCTGGAAGGTCTGTAAGGTAGATACCGGGGCCAAACTCACCAGTTTTAGATTGGCGGAAGGTTCCAATATCAGACTGGGTTCCGTGATACACCACGTCCGGCACATCGGGATGGTTGCCAGCTTGGAATGCCGCCTTGCCATTGGTTGGCTTGATACCCTTGGCCGTTAGGAGTGCCGCCCGTGCCGCCTTATTCATTTCCTACCCCCTTGGCCCTGAACCTGCATTGCTAGTCTAAGCGCGTCTTGGACGTGTTGCTGTTGCTGCATATCTTTTTCATGCTGCATGCGGACCGCATCATTCATATCGTCACGGTCCATTCGCATTTGCTCCAACCGCAAATCTGCTTGACGGTCCAGATCGCGGTTCTGATCGTTCATTTGATCGCGCTGGGCTGATAGTTCCATTTGCTTGGCCTTGTTCTGCTCGGCCATGACCTTGACAGGGTCAGGCCCCGCCACGCCAGCCTGTGCAGGTGCTGGTGCAGGTTGCTGAGCCTTGATCATGGCCGCTTGCGCCCGCATCGTGTCGGCATCGGCCTTCTGGTGCGCGATCTTAACGTCCTCGATTCCCTTGAGCAGTTCGGGCGGCGGTTGATTTTGTTGTTCTGCGGGCAGCAAGAACTGCTCTGGGTTGGACCAGCCTATGGCCCGCATGGCAGCCTTATCAATCGCAAGCGTGTCGTATAGACCGGGATTAGATGACTGCAACTGCTTGAGCGCCATGACTTTCATCAGGCGCTGGGCGTGGCTGGACGTGTTCGGGTCGGCCTGTGGCACCAGTTCTACATCCGTCAAGGCTTGCAGAAACAGTTCCTCGTTCCACTGGATGGTCGGCTTGCGATTGCGCTCCCAGAAGCTTTCGGGATGCTCACGGAAGCACTGCACCAGCAACGAAAACTCTTCCGCTTGCGCCGAGTGCATCCGCTTGTGGACGGCGTTCTGGATTTTGGTGGCCTGTTCAATCATAGCAAGCGTGGTGCCAACAGGCGCATCTGCACGGCCCTCACCCACTTGTGCCTCTGACGTACCACCCACGCGCATACCAGTCTGGCTCATGTTCTCCACAAGCGACATCAAGGCACCAGATGGCTCCTTGTAGGGCAACGGCATGATTGCATCGCTGATCTTCTGGCCGCCCGTCTTAACCTGAGCGCCACCACCGGGCGGGACGCGGAAGATATTGGTATTCTGACGCGCCCCAACATCGCTGATCAGGAAGCCGGGGAAGTTTGCGTACATGCCAGCGTCCAGCAATTCACGCCAAGCGGCAGTGATCGCGTTAGTGGTATTGCCAAGGATATGCAGCAGACCAATGTCGTAGAACCCAAGGCCCGGAACAAACGTGTACTTGACAAAGTTGGTCCGCGCCTCTGGCAGCATCCCCGGCTCTGGCTGGTCGTAGTTACGGGTGATTGACAGAATTTCACGGGACGACACATCAATGGTCACGCGGTACGGGATTTCCAAGCCCGTGACCTTGCCTTTAAACTTGTGTTCAAAGCCCTTGATGTCCAGTTCGCAGTAGATTTCGTAAATCTCGCGGTCGCGGTCATCTGGATTGGCCGATGTGGTGGTGACGCCCTGTTGCGATGCCTTGGCCTCGGCGGCTGCATCGGGCGTGACTTCCAGTGGGGTAGACAGGTCAATGTCGCGGTACACGCCAAGGATTTGCAGGCGCTTGACCGTGGACGGCTTGAGGTTGACCCTATGCGTAATCCGCATAGCGGTGGATAGATCGGTAGCACTGTTGTTGACGATCAAATTGTCTGCATCCACGCTGTCCGATGCTGGTCGATTCCGCAGCGGGCAGAAGAACACCTTCTTAAACGATGTACCACCAAAACCCAGTAGCAGCAGCATCCGGTCAGTGTCGGGGTAGTATTCCCGTGCCGTGCTAGTCAGGAAGTGGTTCATGTCCTTTTCAAAGGCGTTGGCGATCTCATCGCGCTGGACGGTTGTACCATTGGCATCGTCCCTGATCTTCACCGGGCCATCGGTCGGCAGCAATTCGGATCTAGCGTTTGCTTGGAAGCGCAGCACGGCTTCTTGAAGCAAAGGGTGCCGAACCTTGGACATGCCTTCAATAGGTGCGCCGTCACCCGTTCCTTGTAGCCCCGGCACTTCAATCTTTAGGCCCAGCAGCTTAATGCCTTGAGCGCGGTCTTCAATCCATTCGCTGCGGCTCTCCAGATCGTCCTGAACGCCACGCAACAAGTCTTCAACAATCCGCGCCAGTTCACTGTCGTCAATCTTTTCGGACAGGTTGTCGAACCACCCTTCGGGCTGGCCTTCCACATCTTCGGCATCTTGAATTGGCTTGCCGTCTAGCGACAAAGTAATTGACCCGTCGCCGTGGTCAATCTTCATAATCGCGCCGTCTTCATTGATCTCCGGGATGTCTGCGCCATCCTGTTCAATTTGGACTTCCATGTCGCCTAGTTCGTCGGGCTGGCTATCGCCAAGGATGCGGATGTTTGGGTTCAAGCCCGACATATGTATAGTCCCTGTAAGGTAATGGCCGCGCCATTGTATCAGGCGCAGCCACCCTTGTCATCACTCATCCAAAAACAACACCGCAGCCGCTAGGTAGTTAATCGCCCCAAGCAGTTCGCGTTTGGCTGCGTCCGGCTCCATGCGCTGGCATTCTTGTATCTTCTTCATGGCCTGACCCAGCGGGAAACCACGGCCCACGGCGCGGGTGATGGTCAGGGCTGGTTGTTCCATGAAAGACAGGCCGTTGCCGTGGCGCTCTTCGCCCTTGCCGCTCTGGGCTTGGTCAAGGGCTTCGCGCAACACGTCAAAGAGTGGAAAGTACCCTTCCATAACGTTGACGCTATGCCAGTCATCCTCATCTAGCCAGCAGTCGCAGATGGGGTCACCGCAGTTAAGGCAAGCGTCATCTTCATTCATATCCACCCATTTGTGATCCGCCGGATCACCATGACGTTCGTTTTCATTAACCATTTAGTGCGTTCCTTATTGCATCTGCTACATCAAACCGCTTTTCTTCGCGGTACTTTTCCATGAGGGCCTCAACCTGTTTGATCCTTTTGCTGGCGCGCATAAGATCAGAATCTTTCCACGACAGTTCAGACCCCATCGCCGCAACGGCCTCGCGCAGGTCCATGTCTGCCTCTGTCAGCATAGTATCAATCCAGTTGGCCATCTTCTAGTCTCCTTTGGTTGAAAGCTTCCAGCGTGTCAGCAGCCCGCCTCATAAGGTCGGGGTTATCCTTGAAGCCACCCAGACCACGATTGCAGTGATTGCATAATATAAACCTAACTGTCTTAGTTTTGTGGCAGTGGTCAAGGCACCACCCGTTCTTGCTGCCAGAGTCTGTGGTCCCGCATATGGCGCAGGCGCGTCCTTGTTCATCAAACATATTTTCCCATTGTCTCTTGGTAAAGCCCATCCCATCTGCGCGGCGCTTGTATTTTCTTTCCTCGCTCCACTCAGGATTTTCTTTGTGTTTTTTTGCGTTCCGTTCTCGGTCATTCTTTCTAATTTTATCACGGTTTTTCTCGGCATACCGCTTTGATGCCTCCCTCCACTTTTTTCTTTGCTTTTCGTCAGCCATCAATGGCAGCTACAGGATGGTCGGGCTGGTTTTGGTACTTTCCATCGTACTTTGCATTCATGGATATGCGGTGAAAGAGAACCTGCGCGATGCCAGACCCAGCCGGAATGTGCAGGCGCTCACGCCCGTGGTACACCAATTCAAGGGTCAAGAAGCCAGCCCAGCCTGCCTCGA